ATCATATGGATAAAGATAAACAATATTTCAAACTACCTATTTATTACAACTCAAAAAAAAGAAAACTAAACGCGAATATAATCAAGGATCTTGAATTAGTAAAAAATGCGGATTCAAGTACTGAGACAGATGTGTCAAATAATCAAACCAAGTCGATGTATGATCACTACTTGAATGTACAAACGCCTCTAGCGGCTAATTTGGTTGATATGTTATCTGAATATTATACAACAGATGTTAATTTTCTGAAGGATAATCAGAAGGTATTAAAACGTTATGTTCGCCTAGATGATTATAGAAACTACGAACAGATGATTCATTTGTGGAAGGAAATCAAAGGTGATACTGGATTCAAAGACAAGTATTTTTATATAAATTGGAAAATGTGGGATTGGTTAAACAAGTCAGAACATTTCTTGCAAATAATGAGTGTTTACAATATGATCTCTCCGTTGATTTCCCTTATTGTTCCAATTATCATTTTGATAGTTCCATTTTTTGTCATTCGATTGAAAGGCGTTGTTTTAACTATGGATGAATATATTGATGTTCTCAAGGTTGTCATGTCGAATCATGCGATTGGAAAGTTGTTCACTCAGTTCAATAGTGTATCTACGAGCGAAAAGGGATATTTACTAATATCAGCATTGTTCTATGTATTTTCAATATACCAGAACATATTGGTTTGTATTCGTTTCAACGACAACATGCGTAAAATTCACAGGTATCTCGGTGATGTTCGCGATTATTTAGATAACACAATTCGAACTATGCAGAATTATATTACATATGCAGGAGATATGGTTACACACGTAGATTTTACCCAAACACTCAAAACAAACATGAATACGTTAGAAGAGTTCAGAGATAAGTTATATTTGATATCAAATTACGAACTATCCAATTACAAGAAATGGTTCGAGATAGGAAGTGTCCAGAAATACTTCTATGAATTGTATCAAGATGAGCAATACAATTCAGCTATAGAATATTCATTTGGGTTCAATGGATACATCGATTGTATCGAGGGTCTCCAAGATAATATAAAAGAGAAGAAAATCCAGATGTGTGAATATACCGACAAGGGTTCCAAAGTTAAAATCAAGAACAATTACTATGCTGCGCTTAAAGACGAGACGCCAATATGTAATGATATACAATTGAAAGAAAACCTGATAATCACGGGACCTAACGCATCAGGTAAAACAACCATTCTAAAATCCGTCATGTTAAACCTTATTTTTTCACAGCAGTTTGGCTGCGGATTCTACGATTCTGCAAAAATAAAGCCTTTTGATCATATCCATTGCTATTTGAATATCCCTGATACATCTGGTCGCGATAGTTTGTTTCAAGCAGAGGCAAGACGATGCAAAGAAATAATAGATTGTGTGAATGAAAACAAACAGGAAACGCATTTTGGCATCTTTGACGAACTATATTCAGGAACTAATCCAGATGAAGCCGTCGTTAGCGCGACAGCATTTATGGAGTACATGACCAAGTTTAAAAACGTCTCCTGTATGTTAACCACCCACTACACGAAAGTATGCACAAATCTGAACGATAAAGCAAGAATTGTAAATATGTTCATGGAAACAACTAAGAATAAATTGAATAACACCATTAAATTCAAATATCAGTTGAAACGGGGTATATCGCGTGTAAGGGGAGCATTCAATATATTGAACGAGATGAACTATCCGAAAGAGATTTTACAGAAAACGATGGGTAATAATTCGTTACTATAAGAAAATAAATATATACCATGATACTAAGTATGTCATTTGAATTAACAAGTCCAGCAATATTATTGTGTTTAGGAATGATTGTAGTCGTTGCTGCATTATTAGTTGTGTACTTTGAAAGCAGAATGAGAGAACAAAACCACAGATTGAAAACCATGTTGAGTTTGATCACTACTCTTGCAGAGGACACCAACTCACTTAAACACAGACAGGCAAAGTCTTTTTACACTAATGAAACCAGTTTAGAGGATGAACGTATAGAGGTTTCTGATGGGGAAGATGACGATGAAGATGATTCTGAGATTGTTGATCTGGATGATTTAGAAGATGAATCTGATTCAGAAACCGAATCAAAAGTTGAATTAGATTCCGAATCAGATGAAGATGAAGATGACTCAGAAATTGAATGTGAAGAGGTTGTTAATAGCGATGAAGAGGACGAATCAAATATCAAGGTTTTGAAATTAAATGCCCCAATTGAGGGTGTTTTATCTGACAATGTTGAGGATCAAATGATTTCATCTGAACTAACGGATGAACTTGACTATAAACAGATGCCAGTTGCTAAATTAAGACAAATTGCTACAGAAAAGGGAATCGAAAACGCAATCAAATTAAAAAAACCCGATCTGTTGAAAATATTATTATAATGGCATAATATATCATGAATAATTATTTACAAAATCGCCCGCCGTTAATGAGTGACGGACGTAGTTTTTCGTCATGGCAACCTGAAGCCGTAGTGAATAAGCGCATTCAAGAAAATGCTGGGATAACAAGTAACTGGCAATATCGTCAATACATGCAACAGAATGGAGTTAAGATAATGAATTTTAATTCCGTTCAGGCCGAGCATGATGGTGGCCTCGATGTCAGCTTAAAATTTGATAACTCGAAAAGTTCTAACCCGTATGTTTACAAGTCAGTATTTGACAGCAGCAAACCTTATCAGATGAGTGATTTGAAGGCTCCTTACATGTCTCGGGAGCAGTTGAATGCGAGAATGGTTGCCCCGACGATTCAACCGAATCAACAAGATAGATAAATTATATAACTAATTTCATAGCATAATCCTATGTAAATATTAATTTCTTATTCTATAGTATATGAAGAAGATTTTGACGATGGGAGGGGTCGGTGCCCATTCATTATCTGTCAGACGAGCTGTTATGCGAGAACACAAATGCCATGTAAATATGCTATTGTTTGGAAGGCGTTAACTAAAATATAACTAACTTAAAATATAACATAATAATTTTATAATTTATTATGTTAGAATGAAAGTCCTAAGCATAGATATAGGAATAAAAAATCTGGCGTTTTGTCTCTTAGAAAAAAACAACATTGAAGATGGTTTCAAAATCAAATCATGGGATGTTGTTAATATATGTGAAACGGATACATTTATTTGCGGTTTTATCGACAAAAAAGGTATCAAGTGCACAAAAAATGCAAAATACAAGAAGAATGACTGCTTCTGTTGCATTAAACACTCCAAGAAACAAACGTATGATATTCCTAATAAAGAGCTGACTTCTCTCTCAAAAAATAAAATAGGTCAATTGCAGACACTCGCCGACAAGTACAATATTGTTTATTCACCACATGATAAGAAACCTGAATTGTTAAAAATAATCAATGACCATGTAAAGGCAAATTGCTTTGACGAGATTAAAACCACAAATGCATCGAAGGTTGATCTTATCACAATCGGAACAAATATCAAGACCAAGTTTGATAAATTATTTTCTGGTGAAGGAGTGATAGATTATGTAATTATTGAAAACCAAATAAGTCCAATTGCAAATCGCATGAAATCCGTGCAAGGCATGGTAACACAATATTTTATCATGTGTGATGTTTTTGTTGAGTATATAGAGTTTGTCTCTTCCATAAATAAATTGAAGGATTTGAAGACAAATGAAATAGAAGGTATAAAAGGCGGCGGAAAGATAAATTACAAGGATAGAAAACAACTTGGTATAAAAAAATGCACTGAGCTCATCACAACGGATTATCATTTTAATGATCAAATTGCGTTTTTTGATTCACACAAGAAGAAGGATGATTTATCTGATTCGTTTTTACAAGCAATCTGGTATATATCAAGCAAGAAGTTATAATTATAGTTTCTCTTATATTTGGCTCAACCTTTTTCAAAGGTTGATTTTCCAAAGGTTGAAAAGGTTGAAATATATATAATTCGTAGAACTTAAAAATATATGTTCTAGTTAATTAATAATGGATGATATTATCGAGTTAAACGATTTTGGAAATGATATGTCGTTCAAAAGATCTTCTAGTAACTTCGGAGGAGGTATCGAACTATTAATGAACGACAGAGTCAAAGATTCGTCGAAAAAATCGAGTGACATTGGTTTAGATGATTTGACAACTTTAGAAAATGAGCTGAATGAACTCTCTGATATGAGTTTCAAGCCAAAGTCGGATCTTTTCAACGGCAAGATTTCCTTCGACGATAAACCGAGCGTTTCCTTTAGCGATAACAATGGATCCTCTGATGGTAGGTCAGGGTATTCTCAGAGCCCGTCCATCGGCCAATCTACTGCTGGAACGGCTGACGACACCAAGACATGGGATGGGTATGGAAAATTCAATAATATCCCAATGAATCCAGACAAGGAATTCACAAACCAAATGAGTCGTGAGGAGCTGTTGCGTGAGAAATTCAAGTATGTGCGAAAACTCGAGGCTTTGGAGAAGAAGGGTGTTGAGTTGTCGAAGAAATACACAATGGAGTCACCGCTCATGGAGATGCAGGGTGAGTATGAGACGATTATGGAGGAGAAATCAAAGCAGAATGCGGTTAAATTCCAAGGTAACATGCTAATGGCGGTTATCAATGGCATTGAATTTCTCAATGGGCGTTTTGATCCTTTCGACATCAAACTCGATGGTTGGAGTGAACAGATTGGAGAGAACATTACTGATTATGATGACATTTTCGGAGAGTTGCATGAGAAGTACAAGTCGAAGGCTACGATGGCACCCGAGCTCAAGCTTTTGTTCCAGCTCGGTGGAAGTGCGATGATGGTTCACATGACAAACACCATGTTCAAGAGTGCTATGCCAGGTATGGATGATATTCTGAGACAGAACCCCGATCTTATGCGTTCGTTCCAGACTGCCGCTGTTAACTCGATGTCTCAGAGCAGTCCAAATTTGTCTGGTTTCATGAGCAATATGATGAATGAGGGGTCAAATGTCGGTGGACCTCCTCCACCAATGGCCACACAAACGCAGCAGAATACTCGCAATCGCCCTGGAAATAACAGCTACGGAATGGATGATGGAATCAAGTTGAATGAGATGCACGACAAGACAAGACGTCCTCCACCCAGAGCTGAAATGAAGGGGCCCAGTGATATTTCCGATATTTTGTCGGGATTGAAAACTAAGACGATCAATATCCAGGAGACTCAGAATGACAGCAGTACAATCAGCATTAATGACATGAAGGAGTTACAGGGCGGTGGAAATATGCCGAAACGCAGCGGTCGTAGAAAAAAATCGGAGAGTAACACGATAAGTCTCGATATTTAGATATTAATAACTCGATATTTGTAGTAAATCATATTTTATTTTATTATGTAAAATAAAATGAAAGGTGTAGACCTAGAAATAGAAAATTATTCAGTTAATGATCTATTTTCGTTATTTCATATACAACATCTAGATGAAGAAACAATGAAAACAGCCAAAAAAATTGTATTGAAAACTCATCCAGATAAATCAAAGCTTGATCCGAAATATTTCTTGTTTTATTCCCAGGCATATCGCAGGTTATTTGGAATATACGAATTTCAGAACAAATCCAAACCTAAGAATAAGACAAGTGATGCATTTTTCAAGCAAGAAAAAAGTGATATGCTTGATAAATTAAAGTTTCAAAATACAAAGGAGTTTAACTTGTGGTTTAACAAGCAATTCGAACAATATTCGGTGGAAGATCAAAACGGAGAAGGCTATGGAGACTGGTTGAAATCTGATGACGATATTTGTGATGTGGGAAAAGTCTCAAAGGCTGATATGGCGAGTGCTTTTGAAAAACAAAAGAAACAGGTCAAATCGATAATCCAATATGACGGCGTAAACGATAACACGGCTAGAGTATTCTCCGGATCGGTTTTAGGTAAAGCGACCAATTTTACATCGGATACATATTCTGATTTGAGACAAGCATACAGAGAGAGCGTGATTCCCGTAACAGAAGAAGACTATCATAATAGACAAAAGTATGGATCTGTCGAAGAATATAAAATGTCGAGGACAAGCATTAATCCACTTGATAAGGCAGAAGCCATGAAAGTACTCGAGAGAAATAAACACAAGGAAGATACCGAAAGTGTATCAACAGCATTTTATTATGCACAGCAACTAGAAAAGGCAAAAGAGAAAAATAATGCTTTCTGGTCAAATCTACAACAAATAGAATATAGATAGAATATAACGGGAATGAAAACAAAAACTAAAACATATAACAGAGGATTGTTTATTTTTAGAAGAGATTTCCGCATAAATGACAATACTGGATTAATACACTTGTCGAAACATTGTAAGACAATCTTACCCATATTCATATTTACACCAGAACAGATAACCAATAAAAACAAATATAGATCAAACAACGCAGTTCAGTTTATGATAGAGTCACTATTCGACTTGAGGGATTCAATTGCAAAAAAAGGCGGAACGCTTCTATTCTTTTATGGTGTCAACGAGAATGTTATCGAGAAATGCATAAAAGATATGGATATTGATGTGGTCGGATATAATTTAGACTATACTCCGTATGCTATTCAACGTGATACCGAAATTGTTAAAATGTGTAGCAAACATGGTGTCGACGTCGAAACAGCATTCGATTACTATCTACATGAACCGAACACAATCACAAATAATGGCGGTGAAACATACAAAAAATTCACACCTTACTATGACAAGGCGAGCCAGACCAAAGTAGAGTTGCCAAATAACGCATTGGTCACAAATTTTGATTCGCTTACCCACCCACATCATGTTTCTCTCGAACAAATGTGGACCAAGTATGTTGATGAAAATAAATTGTTGGCGGTTCATGGTGGACGTAAAGAGGCTGTCAAGAAGCTGAAGTCGGTCGTGTATCCAAATGATCGCAACGATTTGACAACACAAACGAGTATGCTAAGTGCATATATAAAATTTGGTTGTGTTTCAATCAGAGAAGTATATCATAAATTCATAAAGAACAAACCATTTACAAGACAATTGTATTGGAGGGACTTTTATGCGAATATACTACTCGCCAATTCCAAAGTACTTGGAAAATCGTTAAATTCAAATTATGATAAAATAAAATGGAAAACAAACAAGAAATGGTTTGATGCATGGTGTAACGGAACAACTGGGTTTCCAATTGTAGATGCTGGAATGCGTCAACTCAATACAACGGGATATATGCACAATCGAGCAAGATTGATAACCATGTGTTTTTACATCAAAACCTTGTTACTAGATTGGAGAGAAGCAGAACAATACTTTGCAAGCAAACTGGTAGATTATGACCCAGCAAACAATAATGGTAATATTCAATGGGTAATGGGCGGAGGAGCAGATTCACAGCCGTATTATCGAATTTTTAACCCGTGGTTACAATCTAAAGAACACGACCCTGATTGTATTTATATAAAAACATGGATACCCGAATTAAAAGACATTGAACCAAAACATATACATACATGGAATACAAATTATAATGTAGACGTATATCCAAAACCTATTTGTGATTATACAGAACAAACAAAAAAGGTCCTCGAATTGTATAAAAACTATTTAGAAAAATAACAATCTTATATAATACAAAGAATGCAAATTTTTGTTAAAACACTCACTGGGAAAACTATCACATTGGATGTAGAAGCTGCAGATACGATTGAGAATATCAAGCAGAAGATCCAGGAAAAGGAGGGAATCCCACCAGACCAGCAGCGATTGATTTTTGCAGGAAAGCAGTTGGAAGATGGTAGGACATTGTCTGATTACAACATTCAAAAGGAAAGCACTCTTCATTTAGTGCTTAGATTAAGAGGCGGTTTTTGAGTTACATATAGTCAAAAAAAATATTTTTCAATTATAATCTTAATTATGATTGAAACCGAGGTTATCGAAAGTAAATCAAACGTAATTATGAAAAGAGACGGATTTTCTTTTGAAAAACTCGATAACAAATGTTATTACACAACATTTGATATTAAAAACAAAAATTTAAACCTGACTAATATTATTAATTTTGATCTAATCAAGGTATTATATGATTTAAACCCAGACATTTATGATTTAGTGGAAATAGAAAAAATAAACGAAACCGAAGCAAATTTAATAATTGTATTGAAACATCTTTTTAAAGACCTTGGTATTCCGCAGAAATACTCCTATTTGAATATAAAATTACACAAGACTCAATATTTTTTTAAATTTGAATCAAAACCAATCAAACGAACAAAACCATCACAGGTTCCCATTTCAGCAGAAGTTGTAGATTTTGACCACATCGAGACTATTGGTGAATTTATAACAAATAGTCATGTAATAGTAAAAAATTATACATATATTGGTTCAGTAACTAATACAATGTCATATTTTGATAAAATTGCTGCATCAATTACATACAAGATTATAAGCCGAGTTATTAATTTTATTTCTAATTATAAAAAAATGTCTTAAAACTTTCGTGTGTCGAACATTACATCGTCAGCAACTCTTATATTCTTTTTTACAGGAGCAGGGGCTGTTGCTGCTATAATTGTTTCTGATAATAGTATTTTTAGTCGTGTTAAACCAACAGGTTCTCCTCTATCTAACATCTGTCCATTTATATTATACATTGCAAATTTTGAATTGGCAAGTGTAGGTGAAACTAGTATATTTTTACTACTATCATATCCTCTTCCTTCGAGTGAAACGTTAAAATTAAATGAAGAGAATGAAAACGAAGGAACATTAACCAAAGATAATGAAGGAACTAAAATAGATTGTTCACCCGATGGATCCTGGCTATACTTAAAACTTATTGCAGTTTTAACAGGGACGTTATTAAAACAATTATCAATGAAATGTGAATCTATTATCTTTATAACTTTATTATTTAATAAAACCTGTGAATCAAGAACAGATACAGGCGTCATTGCAATCATCTCCTGCATTGTATAAGCAGTCATTGCAGCATTTGATATTTTTGGTGCCCTAGTAGTTGGAATATCTCTTTGAAGCTGTTTATATCTTTGGAAATCTTCAAACTCCCTGTAGGTTAAATAGTCATTAACGTCGACGGACTGAGGCAAAGACATATAATACTTATCTATAATAAAAAAATTTTTTTAACCTATAGAAATACTATATTGGGTATTTAGTAATTAAACTAAACATCAAATCACCTTATTTATAAACGAACAGATTATTCAAATTATCTAAATATAATCAATATGAAAATATTATGAAAATTATTATACAAAAATAAAATATATAATAGATACAAATGAATTCAAATGATTTTGTAATATGTACAAATGAAAATGGTTTAATGACATGTGAAGGGTTTAAAATAAATGTTCCAAAACAAGATGACAACACAATATACCAGAATTTAGTCGCACCCAATTGGGCGTTTTTTAGACCACCTGAGTTCCAGCAACATTACAACCAAAAACAGGTATTTCATGATAACGTATATGATAATGATCTATATGAACAATTATTAGCCCTTGCCACAATAAAACAAGACCATATGATTCACAATTATACGCCGAAAAAACGAAAACATGTAGACCACGTTAGTAAAAAGAATACATCGAAAAAGAATAAGAAAGAATCAAAACACACTAAAAAATGAATATTATATTTATGAATTTATTAATATAAAATTATAAGTATACAATTAAGAATAGAACCATCAAGATGATCTCTTACATCGATAGAATATATAAATCGCTGTTTGTTATAAAGGAGTTTGTTTCGAGTGAACTCACAACCATCAGAGTCATTGGAAACAATCATACATATTCACTATCGATAATAAATGACGGACCCAAACTTATTCACGATTATGATATGAATTTGATATATGAAATTGTATAATTACTTATTAGATGGTAATCACGAGTTATAACAAATAGAAATGGATATAGAAAAAATAACAAGCCGTGTAATTTTTTTATGGATAATGTTAATATCATCATTTATAGTATCGAAGAGCAGGGAGATAAGCATTTTCAGGTTTGGACCAAATAAAGACTTGATAATTTTGGACGTTTGTATCGATAATGGTTATAAATATACAATTGTTGTTGCATTCTGTTTCACAAATAGTGTGATTCGGGCACTCAACCACAATATATTACAATCTTGGATAATAAACACTATCCAAGACAAACAAAATAACACACGAATTAACCCTCTACAGGCATATGAGGTATCGATAACGTCTGTGATTTATAACTGGTTTGATTTTTTCATGTATATGAATATACTAATGTCACAAATTGATATGCTTTTGATAGAAATATCCGCGGATATAATTATGACGACATTATTAACAGGATATTATCTAAAATTAAACAAGAAGAAGACTATTCAAAATGAGTTTGTAAATATTGACTGGAATGAACCAATTAGCTCAGAAAATCAACCACTAATAAAAAAATTGAATATTTTATATTCGTGAAACGAAATCACATAAAAACCTAACCAGATAACAAATGACTGCTAACATCTTCCGCACTACTCGTTCAAGACTAAATTATATGTACAATTCACTGATCCAAGACGGACACGAAACGCGCAATGATATGGAGGCAATGTTTACTGATCTTACTGACATTTATGATATTAACAAACTAGTTGCATTATATCAGTATCACGAGCAGAAATTTATCATGCCATTCGATGAGTTGTTTAACCCTGACATGTTCGATCATATTATATTGTTCATGGAAATCGAATTGCTATCGAGAGAATACGAAACCGAACAATCCATAAACGAGCTACGAGAGTTGTATAGATACAACTTACCTAACGAACACAATAATTACCAAGATAATAACAAGCTTTATGAATATGCATTCTTTCTAAACAGGCTATCTCAATTATATGATGAGGAACATTCGTACTAATTTAATAATTTACAAACCCATAAAAAATAATATATCAAATGTATATATGACATACCTTATACTTCAATACTTATCTGTAATCTTAATCTATGGTGTTTCACCAATAATAAACAAATATGTTCTCGCGCATATTGAACCAGAAAGTTTCATGGTAATCGGTGGGTTTGTTGGTCTGATTTCTGCAATAATATTTTCCTTTGTACGTAAAAACAACCTCTTGTTTGATATAGCAAATATGAATAAACACAAGCATGTATATTTGCTCATTTTTCTATCTTCGTTTATTCTTAGTATTATAGTAAATTATAACTACTTAGGTTTGTTAAATGTCGAACCTGCATACAGAGTAACGTCGGTCACATCGTGTTATCCTTTGATAACTGCTATATTAGGATACCTATTTTTGCGTGAACAGGTTTCTATAAAACATCTTGCAGGCGTTGTACTAATAATAGGTGGTGTATATATGTTATCATAATTGTCTACGTTATAATATAATCGAAAATATATTTATTATATTCTAAGTCTATATGTCTATAATTCAGTAAATATTATTTTAAATATACATTAACATACAAATAATCTAGAAACAAATGCTAGTATATTTATATATGGATTTGCCAGTTTTAATCTCGTACAGTAATGATGGTTATTTTACTTTTGCAAAAAATATGTTATTATCATTAGAAAAAACATGTATACATCATAAAATACATTTTTATTGTTTGGATACTAATATTTATGAAAAAATGAAAAACTTAGAATTTAAAAATTTTGAATTTACATTTGAGTTATACAACGAACAAAATATTTCAAGTAAATTCGAACAATATGGTTCTGCTAATTATAATAAAATTACACACACTAAGATGAATATATTAAAGGATGCATTGAATAAATATAATTATATACATTTTATTGATTGTGATGTAGTATGTATTAGAGAACCTACTATAGAACATTATAAAAAATACTCAAAATATGATATTGTATTTCAACATGATGCAGGTATGCACACTGCAACTAAACTACATGCACCCACATTACACCATATATGGGCATGTACTGGTAATACTTCTTTTCGAAATACAAAAGAAACTCATTTTCTATTGGATAAAATTATAGAATATCAAAATATTTATAAAAATAAAAACGACCAGGAATGCTTGTATCAATATTTTTTGGATATTTCGATAGATGATATTCGAAATTACACACATACTAAATTATATACTTATAAAATAGAGGAATACACAAATGGATATTGGTTGAATAATGATATTGGTAATCTTGACAAAACCTATTTTTTTCATGCAAATCACGTGGTTGGGGTTGTTGCAAAACTAAATCTTCTTAAAAAAGCGTATCAGTTTTTCATATAATATGAAAAAAGTTATATTTTAATATACACATGTATATTATTTTTACAAACATATTTACACTTTGACAGGTTAATTAAATTCCAAATAACTAAAATATTTAATATGTTATTAATAACATATTAAATATCTATTAACAGACATTTCACTAAAAAAGTTATGGTAACAATTTAATTTTATAGTCTTATAAAGAAAAAATTATAATATATGAGAATGAATTACTAACGAAACATGAAGAAGATAATAAATATTACTCTCATTGAGGATACAATTTATTATTTAAAATGGTGTATCGCTCCATTTATCACTATTGAATGGTGATACTAAAATATCATCTATTTTTGTTTTCCAAAAATCGGTTTGTTTTTGGAACTTTACATCTTCCTCAGTTATTGGATACGGAGTTGTATTTTTCATCATTTCCTCTTCTTCTGATGTTATTTTAGGTTTATATCCATAGCAATTGACACCAAATCGAACATCCTTGTTGTCTATGTATCCACCATTAACTCCTGGACGTCCGCAATCGTGTTCGTGTCCCTTGATTTTTTGTAAATTATCGAATGTTGTCTGTTGCGTGGGGAATAGAGCCATTTGTCCTTCAGACCACCCATAATTACACCATTCGCCTCCCTTTTTATATGCACTCTCGACCTCCTTATACGATGCAAGTCTAGATCCATATGCATTACAGAGTGCCTTTGCATTTGTATAGTCGTAATAATTTCCAGGTATGTTATACACCTGTTTTTTTAATTTAATTTCCGGTACTACTGACGGCTCAAATTTCGTCTGGTCTATAACAACATCCAACTCAGGTTTCAATGTAAATAGGTTGGTGAAGAACGCGCGTACGTTGATACTGAAAAAATATTGGGCTGCATGAAAAACAATAAGCATTATTAAAACGAATGCAATTATATATCCGATTGAGTTTCCAGATGAGGATGAGAACATATCGGTCGAGTTAGCTGAAATACTGGAATTAGCATCATTGCCTAAACTAGAAAAAAACACGGCAAACACTAAAATCACTAAACATGCAACTATTAAAATAGTGGGGTCAGCTACAAACTGATTCATATAATTATACATGTTTGTAGGATCTGTAATCGAAGACGTATTTACCTCCATGTATATCAACTAGATTGTTTTTTTCTGTAAAATAGACAATATGCCTTGGGTGAAACAAGTTGACGCTCATCTACTTCCGCTACCGATGTGTCGTTAAAATGATACCACTTTCCATTGGCATTCTTAACAAATGATGTGTAGTGACCACCCATTACACCGCCGCTATGATTGCAGATTCCATACAACTCGTATTGATACGATTTCTTTTTGTAACCGACCACATAATCAGATAAGTCCAAATTATCTAGAGGAAAGTCAATATGGATTTGATTCTTCTGATTTCTTGCATTGAAACGCTTGAAGTCGATTACCAAAACAGGAGGAAAACTCCAGAACGTGATCTTCTTTCGAATGGATTGTTTTTGCTTAGTCTTCTCGTTATACCATGCGTTTTCACCCTCCAATACTTCTCCTTCCGTGTAAAGATCAAAACATTGTTTGAGTGATGGTTGCTTGTTATCTGCGGGAATAGGTAGATCGATAATAAAAAATGGCTCAGGTGTTCTATCGAGAATTTCATTGTTATCCATTGATCTTATTTCAGATATATGAATTGCATAGAAGAGTTCCCATATTTCAGAATAGTCCTTGGAATACATCTTCTTGATCATTTCAAAGCATTGGATTGCTATTTTATCAGTGTTATTTGTAACATTTCCTGAAATTGTCATTCTAGTTTCTCTCGTTAAAGCGGTATGGAAGCAATCGATTATAAACAATAGGAATTCTGGTAGATCGTTCTGTGAATACCCTGTGAATATGTCTATATGTTTGATTCTGGCAATCTGTTGTACGGAGTTCAAAAATTTACCAGGTGCAATAACGCAGTTTTGACTCCACAATATCTTTCTGAGATCGTCCCATTCAACCAATAGCCTGGATTCGGGTTTGTTATTCAATCTTTGTTTATATTTATCATCATTTAACAATTTATTTAGTTCTGGTGTGTGTGAAAATATTTGCATACAGCTGTTTATAAAACAAGTATTCCCTAAATTAGCGAGACCACTTAGACCAGTTTTTTCAGTCTCCATACATTACAATATAAATATGTGTTTAAATCATTCAAATAAATAGAAATTTAATATGAATTTTGATATAATATTAAGTCAAATGATAAACAAGAACAATCGTAATTATATACAAAATAAAGATATATTGTATATATAAAAAACAATGACACCTACAATTGATTATCTGATGACTCTATATGAACACAATAATATACTGATAGAGAGACTTATGCGATCAAATGAAGAGATACAACGTTCTATAATAAATATGAATACGCCTGTTTATACGCATACAAATATTACTAGACGAAATGCAAGATATGAAAACGATATAAGAAACGCGTTGTTTAGAGTGATGCGTCCAAGACAACCAATGCGAATGAATAATGATTTTTTAGATCCAGTAAGTGTATTCCCGAGCCGTCAGCAAATTGAAAATGCTTGTCGGCGTACAAGATATGGTGATATTGTGAGACCTGTAAATACGTCCTGTCCAATATCACTAGACACATTTACTGATGATGACAATGTAATAATGATTCGCTATTGCGGACATATATTCAAATTGAACGAGTTTAATTCTTGGTTCGGATCTCATAGTAGATGCCCTGTTTGTAGATATGATATAAGAGAAAATATTCTCGATGTATCTGGTGTTGCTAATCCTAACATTGATCCAAGTGCAAGACCTATTAGCATTGCCAATCCTAACATTGATCCAAGTGCAAGACCTATTAGCATTGCCAATCCTAACATTGATCCAAGTGCAAGACCTATTAGCATTGCCAATGCAAGTTTAAATACATCAACCACTAGAAATGCAACAGCTACAACGAGAAATGTGTTAAATAGTTTAATAAATAACACTCAAGTAAGTGAAAACGATGTATACGACATGTTAAATTTACTACTTGATCCTTCTAGTAATTATGTTTCGCTTCGTTTTGACATTGTAGATTAAAATGCATATAGTAAAAAATAAGGTATGTGCATGAAATAATTATTGGGTTTGTTTTTGTAAGTTTGACAGAATTATCGTGTTTAAAAGACGCGCGGGATATCAAAGTAAATTTTTGTAGTTTGTAGGAAGTCGTCGTAGTATACATTTTCAGGCTCGTAGTAGTTCTCTCCGAAATAATAGTCAAAGATCTCGATGTATGTATATTCGCCATTCCCGTATTCATAGACCCCGTAAAACGTCTCGTCGTGTTCAACGCGATAAATATGACACAAGCATTTTGACAAGTTTTCCATATAAAGCCTCGCCTTGTCTCTTTCCTGGGTTTTGTCAGGAGGTGCAAGACCCTTTTTGTGACTTTGGCTATGACCAAACTGGAACATTTCTGCCTGGTGTTTCTTGATTAGCCCCGTTAGATATTCTTGAATTCTGTCGATCTCCAAGAGAGCACGAACAAACATAATCTTAGCTTTGTCTGACTTGGGTCTACGAACCTCTGAATACGTCATTTCTATGAGCTGGTACATCAGTGTGAAGCTTTTCTCATACGCCGTAACAATATACCCGCAAAATTCTTCTAGATCCTGTTTTGGTAAATCGGAGTTCATGTGTTGAAATATTTCGAACACACTAGTTAATAGGAAGACATTGGCGCAGTTTCCGCTGCTAACCCGTGCGTCCACTAAATTGCACATGAGTTGTTTTTGTTTCCTGCAATAAGCAGGAGACCAGTTGGTAATCTTACCACTTCGAAGTTGCATTGTGATGGTGGTAGAGTAATTTAATATTGAGCACCATTAACCAATCCCACAAAAAACAATTCAATTTTTTAGTTATTGTGAAAAAATTGAATTTTTATTGTTAATATAGATCAACAATAAAAAATAAACCTGCAATAATGGATTGTTATGAAAATAGTGTTCAATGTTGTATTTGCAGTCAAACGGAATGTATACGCGATACGCTAATTCCTAGAAAGTGTTTGAAGACAAATGCGTTCTCTGCACACAGAATATGCAATAAGTGTTGGTGGGATCCTGAAACAGGTTTTGCGGTTGAAGAACGTAATCATGATTGTCCTGGATGTATAAAAACGTTACCACTCAATAAAAATAAAGATAATGGTGCGGTTATTGACTTGACAGAAGAAGAATGATAATTGTAATTTTAAAATATATTCAACACTATAAAAAATATAAAAATAAAAAATTAAAGTTTTAGAAAAAGCCTAGTCAAATATTTTTATAACAATATAATATTATAAAATGTCAAATAGAAATTTTTTGATAGGAACATGAGGTTTAAATAATACATATGTTCCTGGTTCTGGAGTTGGTGCATCTAGTATTGCAAATAGACGTGCTAAACTGCTTCGTTCTACTAGTCGCACCGGTACAAATTCGTCGACTTGTTCTTTTTCTCGTTTAGGATTAAAAAATAATTGGAATGGTAATAATTATGCGGCTCCTGTTACCGCTCCAACTCCAACTCCAACTCCAACTCCAACAATAATAAAATTTATTACACCTGGTCCATCAACATGGACGGCTCCTGCTGGTACAACTTCAGTGAGATATTTAGTTGTAGGTGGTGGTGGAGGAGGTGGTTGTGCATATGACAATGCAGGAGGAGGAGGTGGTGGTGGGTTGGTTTTAACTGGGACAATGGATGTGTCTGCAGGAGAAACATATAATGTCATTGTGGGTACAGGCGGTGCTGGTGCAACCAGACCAATATATTCATCTCCAGCTGCTCAACTAAATAATGAGAATGGTTCTCCTGGCCAGTCTTCTAGTTTTCATGATATAACCGCTGGTGGTGGCGGTTTTGGCTATAAATCTAGAACAGGTGGAGGAGTAGTAGGTTTAAAAGCAAATGGTTCTACACCTCCTACAGGGGGTGCTGGCGGAGGGAGTTTTGGTCTTGGTGGAGGTGGAAATAGTTCAGATGGTACACCGACTGGCCAAGGTGGCGCAGGAATAACAAGCAATATAAGTGGACGTAATATAACTTACGGAAAAGGTGGAGCTAGTGGTTTTAACCTATTCCATTTAACAGGAACACCTGGGGGAGTAAATACTGGAAATGGTGGACAAGGAGGTGGTTCACCAACATCAAATAACATAGGTGGTGCCGATGGTGGTTCTGGTATCGTTATTATTAGTTTTTACACCTAATTGTATAAAAAAATTACGACTTTGACCATTTAGAGCGACGCTATTTTTATTTGCTTGTGATTTAGCAAATAAAAACTATTATACGGGTCATTTATCGTTTCAAACACATTGTAGGTCGGCACTTAAAATGCGCATTGCTCTAAAAGTAGAAGATTAATGATAACATGAAATTTATATTTTTTTATTCAACAACCAGTCCATACTTTAAATTTAAATCTTTAATCGTCAACTCCGAATCATCACCCGTAAATATAGACTCTTTCAGACGACGAGAAACGTTTGTGTATTTTCTCAACATTTCAAGACAAGTATCCACACGACCAAGTTGTTGTTTGTCGTTCATGCATGACTGGTCGTATTCTAACAAGGGCCCAAACCACTTGCTGTCATCTTCTGAAAGGACAAACAACTTAACTAGCCCACGAATACATTCGCGAATCAAGTTGATATCATCATCAAAGTAGCCAGTGAATGTTCTGTTAAGAATAGACTCATCTTTGAAACCCTTGATCTCTGAGAGAAACTTTGCGTAAACCCAAAATCTCTCCAAGTCTCGGTCCAGGTCTTTGGCATACTCGTAAGGCATATTAATTAATTGTTGACAGAGAGGAGTTAAGAAAAATGTTTTCATTTTTTTATAAAAAAATTGAGATGAATTTTTCTAATTGTGATGAATGTAAAATATATAATGTCGTTTGTTACGCAAGTCTACGCTGTTGTTGAAAACGGGGAGCTGTACCCGGTTCTTTATAGTAGTTACGAATCTGCTCGCAAAGCAGTTACCACAAAATATGCCGCGGAATTAAGAGATGAATGGGAAGAGGTCAAAGAAATGAACGACCCGGATTACAAGATGGCATCTAGTATTGTTGATGAAAACGAAGAAACAGGCACAACCTACCTTTATATAGAGAAGGGTATACACATAATCATACAAAGATACAATGTTCCAAAATAATCTGTTTGTAAATAATTGGTGGTTCAGTAAAGCATAGTAAATTTGTAAATATTCATTCTATCCAGTATTCGTCATGTTCAGATGTGTCCATATTACCAGTCAATGCTAACATAAGCTTCGGCGCAACATAGGAATCTTTGCGTTTTTCATTAAGTATTCTAAATACGTTATCTACTTTTTCTT